CAGACACGGAATCACGCGATTTATCTCTAATCAGACATCACACGGCGTGAATCCGTCACAGAATCACGCCATTTATCACTAATGGGAGGGATTATCATCCTTATCATGACCAACTAGGGGTACTGATGCATCTACTTGGACGATTTTTTCTTGTTCTATGAGTGATATGATTTGTTTTGTTAGAGAGAGATCAGTTTCCAGGAATGCGATTTTACGTTGTATCTCTGTTAATTGCTCATAATAAAACTGCAATTCTTTTTCCTTTATGATCTTATTCTCTAGAACATCAGTGAGTGATATGATTTTATTTTTTTCATCTGTCATTGTTTTATCCTTCTTTTTCTATATCCCAGAGGCACCTTATCTCTTTTTTCTTCTCATTTGTGTAAGCGGAGGTGATTGCGAGCGAATAGAATGAGACTATCAGAAAGAGCAGGAGATATTCGAAGAGAGATAAATTCATCGTATTTACGATTGCAGTTTACGAATTTCAAGTTTCTCTAGACTGAGTTTCTCCTTCAGACTGAGAATGTAAGCACTGATGGAGCAGATGAGAATACCTGCGGATTCATAGAGAATGACGATACCTTCTCCACCTTTTGTGGTAAGGACGAGCATTCTGGTGAGTGCGGTAATGGCGATGATGACAGGCAGTGTGATGGGTATGCGATGATCTTTATAGAATGCGGCGACCATACCCAGAATCTCAGCATAGATGAAGAGCAGGAATAAATCCGCCAGCAGCAGTTTACCCTGCGAGGAGAGCAGAGAGAGAATATCAGAGACTGCGGCATAGACCGTACCAACCACGATGAAGAGCAGGAGTGCCTTTTCAATGTGAAGTATACTCTCTCCGACGAAAGATTTAAGATTCGAATTGTTTATCATGCGTTCTCTAATTCCCACGTCTCAGATTCCCACCGTTGAATAAAGTTGGAGAAACCTACCTGAAGCACACTGTACTCATGAAGATTCTCCTCTCTCCACTCCTCAATTTCTTTGATTTGATCCTCAGTGATCTCAGTGATCTCATCAACACCGAAATGTTCAGTGATTTGTTCCCAGACCTGATCACAGATTTGATTTTCATACCACTCTTCAGTTTTGTGCGGACGATGCCAAACATATGGTTCACTCATGCGAATAACTCCCTTAATAATGCACTGAATAGCATTAGTGCCAAAACACTATTTAATAGAAGGACGGCACGATCTTTCCACAGGAATCCAACCACTGCCCACATGGCAGCACCGACCCATGACAGGAACACGTCCCAGATTTGCAGTTCCGGAATGCCAGCACTGCGAATAGCAACAGCAAAGAGCACGATGATACTCCCTGCCCATTTGAGATACCAGTCCACCGTGTAATACGGCGTGACTGATTTCATAATTCGATTTGAATGCTCGATCTCACCGACGGCGAACTCCTGACCAGTCGTCTCGTTGGTGATTACTTCGGTTGGATCTAACTCACTCTCTGGACTCATGATACCAACTCCTCGGTGACAAAGTATGCCAACTCATAATCTTGTTTCTGTAACTTTCTGCACTGATCATATGCGTGCTGTTCGTTCCACCATGCGGAGCAAAACTTATAACTCAAGTCCACATCTCGCACCCAGACAATGTAGATAGATTTCGGACTCATAGGTCAAACGACTCTCGCATTGCTTGCTCGTCCTGTAACAATTCAATTGCTACTTTGAATCCTTCGTCTCGTCCTTTACTGTAACCAAAATGCCATCCGGCGAACCATCCGATAACAGGGAGAATCAGAGTCATTGCGATAACAACGATTTCATTTTCAAATGTCATATTCAATCTCCGAAAATAAAAAAACAGGAGTGGGAAACCCCACTCCTCAGTTCCAATGAGATATTAGACCGCGAAGTCTGCACCCATGGTAGCATAAGCAGCAGCAACCATAGCACGCGAAGGAGTGCCGAGTCGGTAGAAACCTTTGGTCTCACCTTTGCTGTTGGTACGCTGGTTCAGGTAAATTGCAAAACCATTCTCACGGAGAGTGCGAACAACTTCACGAGGATTAGCAGCACCAGTACGTGCTGTGATCTGTCGTGCAGTTACTGACTCGCCAGACTGAAGAATGTTAAGCAGTTTTTCACTTTGAGTTGCCATGATGTTTTCCTTTTGTTTCAACATGATAAAATGCGACCGTTAATCGTTGATTGAGATACGGGAGCACGGTCGCGAACACTCCCATATTCATTAATAATCCTCGGCAGGACGAGACTCTTCAACACCAGCATTTTCGACTGGTTGGTCGTCCAACTTGAGATACAGATCAGCAAAGGCAACTTTGGTATCCTCGTCAAAACGATTGATACACAGTTCGATTGCCTTCGCACGATCACCAAAGATCGCATACGCACGACTGATATGAACCAGACGGCGAGTCGAGATGATCTCATCAACACCATCATCCATGTAAGTCTTGCGAATGATATCTGCCCAATCAACCAGTTTGTCGATAAACTCGACATCGGTCAGATCAAGTGACTCAAACACCTTGCTGAGGATTTTCTTCTCAACTGTGGGAGCAGGATACTGCTGTTCCACGGTGATCGGGAATCGCTCAAGAAATGCTTCGTTGAGGATATTGGTGCCGATGAATTGTCCATCGTCTGACCCTTTACCCTTCGTGTTCGCAGTCGCAACGACAGTGAACCCATGAGCAGGAGTGATAAACTCACCAGTCTTCTTGATGAAGTATCCACTGCCTTCCAGAATCGACTGAAGACACATGACCTTCGCAGGATTGGCAAGGTCAATCTCATCGCAGAGCAGGACAGCACCACGTTCCATTGCCTTGATCACTGGTCCTTTGAAGAACTTGGTCTCACCGTTCACGAGGCGGAAACCACCGATGAGGTCATCTTCGTCAGTCTCAATGGTGAAGTTGACACGGATGACTTCACGTCGCGTTTCAGCACACGTCTGCTCAACCATCTTGGTCTTGCCATTACCAGACAGACCAGTGATGAAGACGGGATAAAACATCCTCGACTTGATGATGTTACGCACCGTGGTGTGATATCCGAAGGACACATACAGATTATCGCGATCAGGAATCAGATTAGCATTGAATCCATCTGAGTCGGTGATCAATGATGCCTGAACAGGTGCCTCAACAGTCGGGGTCTTCACAATCCGCATCTTGGTCGGAGCAGACTTGCTCGCACGAGGAGTTGTGGTAGCACCGATGTCAGGAACAGCATACATGCCACGAGAAACTCGATTGGTTGCGTTCAGAATCCAGTTCGGGAATCCCTGCCCCACAGATTCAGCGGCAGCAAGAATATCATTCCGATCATAAGATTCGCATTCACCAAACTGAGAGAATAATGCATCACGGAGTTCGGCGCGTTGTTCAAGTTTCTTTGACATAATATAGATCCTTCAGGTTTCAATCAACGAGAGTATATTCTCTCGCAAAACAGGGTAAAAGACAAGCTATCATTTTTGCTTGTGGAATCAACAACTTAGTGTTGAACAGGATATAGACGATCAAGCAGGGTATTCCAAGCATCTTGAAGATCACGTTTTGCTTGGGGGTCGTCTGAGATACAATCATCGATATAACCGACCAGTGCCCATTTGATTTCTTGGACTGCTGACTCCAATTGCTGTTCACGAATGCGAACTTTGCCCATGTGGTAGTCATACATTTCTCTTTCAGATTCGAATCCCCAAGTTGTCATTACGCTGCCTCCGCAGGAGCAAATTGATCCAACCAAGCACGCAGATCAGCAAAGGCGACGATGTCACCGTTGACCATCTCATAAGAGACACCGTGAGACACGTGCTCGCCGTTGTCCAACACGTCATACGCGGTGAACTCCTTCGCAATTTCCTTGCGCATATAACCGAACTCGGTGTTGAGAGTGGTGCGGTGGAAGCACACGCGGTCGTCCTTGACCGTGCCATAATAGGGTGCATCCCACTCAGCACAGTGGTCGGAGACACGAAAGTCGATATCATCGACCACAGTCTCACCGATTGAGTATTCCTCAAAATACTCCGACTTGCTGGTGCAAGCAGCCTCGACACGTGCCCACCACTCGGGAGACATGTTGTCCTCAACCGAGCAGTTGAAAACGTAGGTGTTGCCACCTTTGGGTTTCCAGTACTGCGGGCATGTGCCCTGACCGTCCCAGTCGTGGGCACCGTAGTTTTCCATATGTTGGGTTTGAATAACTGCTTTCATAATATGTCTCCTCAATCAACAAGACCTATTCTATGGCATTTCAGGGTAAATGTCAACAGCAGTAAAAAGTGAATAAAAACAATAACTTACATGTTCGAGATCATTTTATATTGCCAGTCTGAGGTCCATTCCCACAGTAATTCCTGCAATAATTCGCCCTCATCCTTCCAATCGTCCTCGTCCTCGTCCCACTGCTCACGGAGATCGTCATATTCATTGATCATTTCATCCTTGATTTCATCCCACTCCAACTCGCAGGCATCGACCACTCCATCCTGATCATACAGGGCGACTCCGATGAAGTTCGGCATCTCGTCTTCATAGGTGTATTCAATTTGGATTGATTCGTCGACTTTGGATATTTCATCGATAACTTCTTCGACAAATTCATGACACGGACTCCATGCGGACATAATCGCCATCCCACTCTCATGTATATCTTCGGCATATGCCCATTTGGCACCAACCCAGTTACACATATTGGTCACAGTTACTTCATCTTCGTCGTCAGTGAAGTATGCTCCAAGGTGATTGTTGTCACCGAACAATTCCCGACCAGAAATTTTCTGGCAGATTGAGTCCCAGACTTTTTGTCCTTCTTCTGAGATGGTTCGGATATTGATATAAGAGTTTACATGATTTGCCATTTTATGCCACCAGTTCCATGATTCGATTAGTTAGTTCTCGTGATGCCTTCTTGTTACTCTGAGACTTGCGGAAGGCGGTTCGCAACTTGCTCTTGGTCATATCACCTTTCACTTCCATGTTGCCTGCTTCAACTTGCAGTCCTTTCTTGGAGATCAGAAAGAATTGATCATAACCCGAGTTCTTGATTTCAGCAAGATTGGTCTTGCGGAGATTATCCCAAGTGGATTCCCAGTCATTATAGTATGCATGCGCAAGACCACCACACTCTCTTGAATTGTGACCAACGATGCGATATCCAATCGTGGTCGAACCAGTGCGATCTCGATACAGTCGCAGACACTGATTGGTCATGCTGTTTCTGTAATCACATGAAGATCGAGTCATGCGATATCTTCGACCAGTTTTCTCATCGACGATGCGATAGATGTTTTCATTTTTGTGGCCACCCATCATGGAGAATTGGGATGTTCTTCGTACAATTTGATTCTCCCAATTCTCATGTTCACCCACGACTTCAAAGGGAGCAGACTCACCATCTGTAATAAAGAATGTGTTCACTTTATCCAGACGATGCTGCTGTTTGAATTCATCGTGCAGTTTGACGGAGGCGAGGATGCACTCATTCAGAGGAGTACCACCAAGAGACATAATTTCGGGGCAGCGATACCATTTATAGAAACCATATTTGTTGAATATTTTGCGAGTGCAACCAGCATTGTATGCCATGGCGAGCAGATATCCTGCCATGCGAGCAAACTCCGATTTGCGCATCTGATCGTTGAACAATTCAACCGACCAAGTATCTCGTGTGGGACTGATATGTCCCAATGGGAATGTAGGTTGTTCATCCCCGAGTTGTCTCCACCCACTGGTGAAAGACATAATCTTAAAGGGCAGATTTGCCTGACGGCAGAACATCGCGAGAGTCAGTGCTTGCCCAGCAGCATCAAAGATACAGTCTTGCATTGAACCTGAGAAGTCCAACCAGATCAAGAATCCGTGGTTCTTGCCTTCAGGCACAATGGTGACTTTCTTGAAGATATCGTCAGTCAGTTTGTAGTTATTCATCTTGACGTTATCAATAACACCAGTCTTGGCAGTGCTGGCACGAGCATACTCTGCTGCTTTCTTGCGCATTTCAAATTCTTTGACCATATGATTGACAACACGTTTGTTCTCACTGGCAAAACTAGTCCAAAGCTTGGACGCTGTCGATTCAAACAAGTTGAATCCAACATGCCGAGATTGATTGTCAGTCTTTTCTGCGTCAACTTCGCGGAACACGTCCTTATATTGGAAGGAATTGACGTCGAACTCCCTGAAAATAGAATTTCTCACTGATCCTTCGACCATGTTGTTGTATTCAGCATCGATCGACTTGCGGAGTTGTTCGTCTGTTTTAGACTCCATCTCCTTGTCCAGTTTCTCATCTTCAGTCAGTTCGCGACCAGCACCAGCACTGGGTGGTGATAACTGATCGGTGTCGCTGAAGTCATCGTCTTCGTCTTCGTCGTCTTCCCAGTCGATTGGGGCATTGCTCGGTTGCGTTTGTTCGTCACTGAACAACTCATCAAAGTCAGGCATATCAGACTCGGATGGCATCAGATCATCATCGTCTTCGTCATCTTCACCTTCGGATTGCATCATCGCCTGTTGCTGTTCCTGCTCTTCAAGTTTCTGTTTTGCTTGTCCACGAGCAAAGGCGAACAGTCGATTGGCAATATCCTCAACTTGATCCCAACTCTCAGCACCTCCGATCTCATCGATCCAAACACGTTCAGATGAATCGAATTTAATACCGCAGGATAGACCACATTTGAAATAAGTGTTGATGCGGTCGATCAGATGACCGTCGTTGATTTGCTCGATATCCGCACCAAAGAATCCGTCAGCAAGCATTTTCTTGTATGACTTGATGAATGATCGTCGGAGTCCAGGATATCGACGTTGAACCAGTTTCTCGATGCGTGCGTCTTCGATGACGTTGAGAAACTGTTTGAAAGTTTCACCACGGTGGCATACCGCATCATGCCATCCCTCTTCGGGAGTGTAGAGTGCGTGACCAACTTCGTGACCAATCAGGTGTGAATAAGTATCGTCATCCATGTCCTCCCAGAGAGGCAGATGAAGAGTGCGTTCTTTAACATTGAATGCAGCAGTCGGGATATTCTCGTGCAGGACTGTGATATTTTCAGTCGCGAGCAGACGTGCTACAATTTCTTTCGATGCGTTGGACATAATCGTCTCCGTGAATCAACGATATCTATTCTCCCGCAAACGGGGATAAATGTCAACTCCACTAAAAACATAATGAAATCAACAACTTACGATAAGTGAGTGACACGGGATCCATATAATCCGTTTTGTGGGGGTGTCTGGCAGGTTCACCACCGTGTCACTCGTCCCCATAGACTCGATCAAAGATCCATTGCGTGGACTTTGACCCGATACACGTCATAATAACGCACGTTGTATTGCTGAGCAATCAACTTGAGTTTGCGACCATCACGAATTGCTTCGCGAATCTCTTGCCATTCAGATACCAACTTTGGCATTTTCTTTTGCTTTACTGAAACAGTTACATTAGGCTTTGACATAGCTTTTTCCTTTACATTACGAACTTTGACTTTCTTCACTTTTTCAGGCATCGAGTCGACGACATCAACACCCAAACTTTTCACTTGCTCCTCTGTAAACTTGGCGCGTGTCCGAGTCTTAGAGTCGAAGTGATTCTTTGGCAGTTTGTCCACTGGTACAGCAACAGGTTCACCGTTTTGAACAACCAGACCAAAAAACTTTTTATCACTCATAAACATCTCCAAACATTAAAAAAAACTGGGGTGCCGTGCCACATAGCAGTCGGTAGCAATTTTCGAAAGCACGACACACCCCAAACCATTGACGATATTCTCTCTCAATTTGCTGAAAATGTCAACATCACTAAAAACTGAATTAAATCAACAACTTAGGCGTGGAAGTCTGCCCAGAACCGCAGTGCTTCCTCTTGAGTCGCGGCAAGGAATGAAATATTGTCAGAACCAAGATTCGTTGGTCGGTCACCTTGAAGGATATCTTCAACACCTGCGCACAAAGATTTGAAGTGATCGCCGCCTTTGTTAGACTTCAGGACCACCCTGATGGTGTCGTCGGCATTAAACTTCATTCCGAGATAGGTAGACTCCCGCATACGTGTCTCGATATAAAAAGATGTTTGTCGCGACTCGGTGAACCCAACACGACTGTCAAATAGTTCCATGTTGTTTTCAACCAATTCAAATAACTCTTTGAACATATCACGTTGTGCGTCGACATGGTCTTTGAAAAGAGAGGCTAAAGTTTTCATAATAAAGCAGTCCTTGTAATGACCAGAAACACTGTTGTCTCTGGGATTCATGAATTGAATTAGAAATGATTCGATACAGAAGGATTGCCAGTCTTTCTTGGCAAACACTTCAAGGTTTCGAGCAATGATGTGACACCACTCTGGGTCATACTCTTTATCATCCACGTGATGCCAGCATCGATCACCGTTGCCTTTACCAGTGTACAACCAGTTACCAGAGTCGGGGTCAATATATGCGTACACATACTGACCCAGAGTGGCGAAAAATTCGCCGGTCGGTTTCACTCTTCAAATTCCTCGGCGTAAATTTTTCCTAACTCTTTAAACGGTAGGGGAAATTTTTCTAATGCGTTAGCGCTTTCTAAAATCGCGTAATCGTCGGGGTGTACTGGTATGTACGTTGCGTTGGGGTAGTTATCTAAAAACCGTTGAATACGTTCTGTAAGCGGCGTTTTGAAAAACATAAAATCTCCTTAAATTGCTCGACCAACTGTCGAAAGGATATTCTACGCTCATTTTTCAGAATCGGCAAGCTATTTTTCAGGTTTTTTTATACCGAGTTTTTATATGGATATAGCCATTTTGTATATGGTATGAAAATCTGCTGTAAAATCAACAACTTACATACTTACTCATTTGTTATCCCAACTTATTTCAATACGTTGATCGCCTTTTTGATTCCAAGTCCAACTGCAACCACACTCTTCGATAATAGGAAGGATTGCTTTGAGGTTCTTAACACCCTCTTTGTCGCCAGCGAAACAGAATGTACTGTGGTGTTGTGCCTCGGGTGTTAAACAAGTGAACCCATGTACACTTTCATCTAGGTCTGCCCTGTCACCATCGTATGCTTTGAACACATATCCTTCGCCATCACAGCGTTCACAATCAAACCACTCACCGTCTTCGGATTCGTCGCCGCCTTTGCCGTCACATGCAGGACAGTCATCTCCTTCTAAATCTACCTCACAATCTTGACTGTGATTAAACAGCACTTTACTAAAATCTATTTCAGTGCCGTCTTCGAACTCGTAGGGCAAATCTGCCCATGCACAACTTTGACAGCAGGGTAAGTTCCACCCCACATACCAACCTTCTGCACGCAATCGTTGTTGCATTTTTCTAAACCCGTTCATACTTTGCTCCATTTCCCAGGAGGCCACATAGCATACATTTCTTCCCATAGATGACTGTACTGGGTGTTGGTGACCCCATGCCATGGACCACCGTCGGTATAGTGAATTGCGTGGGGGTTTTCAAGATCATAGTATCCGTCGAGGCAGTTCCACTCAAGAGGCAGGGATCCGATTTCATCGTCCTTCACCCACGTCATATCATGAAAGTCTCTCCCCCTCGGATGATTGTTGATGTAATCAAGAGTGAGAGTTTTAGTGGATGGATGACTGTTATTGAACACCATGAGTGATGCCCAGTTTTTTCTCGGTGCTCTGTGTTGTGGTTTGCCGTCCATTTTCAGATCAGATTTTGGCACATAGTTTGGATGCTTCACCACATGAACTGCTTTGTCTGGATTCGCAGCTGCGATGTCTAATAGTTTCTGTGGATCTTCAAGAAACAGGAAGTCACTGTCACAGAATATCGAATAACCTTCGAAGTTGCACAGGTGAGGTACAAGAAACCGAGTGAAGGTGAAGTCAGTCGACTGCGGTTCGCCAAAGTCTCGGCAATAATAGTCAATTGTTTCGGAGAATACACGAAACACAGTCATCTTAGAAACCTGCATGATTGAGTATCTACAAATGTTGAACGCCAATTGTTCCTTTGGGTCATAACCAACAAATATCAATTTAATTTCTCCAAAACTTTTTCAATGTCTTTTTGTTCTTTTGCGAAATATCTTTCCCACTGCTTTGCACCAGAGTGACTCACATATGGCCATGATCGGAGGTGAAAGTATTTTTGCAGGTTTTGCCAAACGTGAGTTCCTGGAACTGCATATTTGTATAATTCGGCATTGAACAAATATTTATCTCTGCGTCCCAGACTGATTTCGATATCATCAAAGATCTTAAATGGTATCTCGTCAAAACTCTTTTCACCGTACCAAACAGACCAAGGGAATATCCCCTCACTAAAATGTTTGGTTCCAGACACAACAACCATCGGCGCACATTGCCATCTTGCTAACCAAGCAGCACCTGCATGGTAACTGTATACCATACCACAATCCCTGATAATCTCGGCAATCTCCTTCACTCCCATATCATAATGAATATGTCGAACAGTAAACCCTATCCGTTCAAATTTCTCAGCAAACTCTTGCCATCTATCTGGCCAGGGATCTTTCCAACTTTTGATACCGATAGGTTGATTGCGATATTTTATGTCGCGAAATTTCTCTGCATGATTAATCGTCGAAACCATGGCGATTTCAGTTTCGTTTCTACCACGCCACAGATACTCTTCATTGCAGGCACGAAAGTTATGAATGCCATACATTGCATCAACTGAGTTAGAATGCATCGGCTCTGGGATATATTCATACGGCACATTGTATCGTGCCTCCCATGTTATGTTCTTTGTTACATCCTTCCTGTCGATATTATCGTAAACGAACTCGATAATTTCTTCGTATGTGTTTGTGTCTTGTGGTTTGAATTTTCTCTGTGGAGTTACAAAGTGGAAAATAACATGCACATCATCGTCGAGTCGAACCGACTCGTTGAATGCAAAAGTGAATGGTGGTACAAAGTCGCCGTATCCATGCATGCCTCTCCAATTGACTACTTTCATTTAAACGCCAGAACCATCAAGATTGCGATGAGTAAAACATTGGTAAGAAATATCTCAATTGCCAGTATGGTATGATACCACACCCACCGTGCCTTATAAATTTCTAGTTCGGTTGGTTCCTGTGCTCTCTCGACAATTTTTTCGTCAAGTTTATGGAACTTCATCTCATTGTCCCCAAAAGAATTATATATCAAAGAAATCTTCTAATGTGTTCTTTGATGCGCATTCATAGTTTCTCAATAGTAACTCTTTTCTGTTGTGTTGGTCGGCAAGATATTTCTCGCCGGAATGCATCGTGTAAGTGAGATCCCACTCCAACTGATTCCACCCAGTGTATGCTTCCTTTAAAGTTTCGTTAGAGTTATAGGTGATCATTACCATACTTTCACTCTCGTCTATCTGATCGTGAAATCTTTTATGGCAAAACGAGTCGTGCATATCACCGTTATTACCGTAGATAAATGATTTAATGTCATATGGTGGGTCAGCAAAAATAAATGTGTCCTCGCTCCCCTCCAGCAGTGCAGAGTAGTCCTCGTTGGTTATTCTCCAATTGCGTGTCACATGAGCAAACTTTGGCAACTTTGCGATCAGGTTATATGTGAACAGATCACGACAAGCGTCTTTGCTAAACGATCCAGTTGTCTCACCGAGACCAGAGAACGAACAACGATTCATAACGTAGAACTGCCATGCGATCTCAAATGGATCTTCAGCAGTGTTCAGTCCTTCACGCATTACGTGGTAGTAATCAAGATGTGCTTGGAGTGAATCCTCTGCTGAGTCCAGTTCGGTTTTTACTTGATGCAATTTTTCGGCAAGTTTCTTTCCGTCTTTTTGTAGACTGGTCCAGAAACAAAAGAGATTGTAATACTTGTCGTTGACCCAAACAGGAATGCTGGGATTTGCCATCGAGAAATAGATGGCACAACTCCCACCTCCGAGGAAACATTCTCGATACTCTTTTATCTCACGTGCTGGCATGTTCTCTTGCGAGAAGAGAAACTTAACAGCACGAGATTTACCGCCAGGATATCGCAGTGGTGTTTTTAGATCTTTCACTTGCCACCATAAATCGAATCGAGTAGATCCGAAAACTGCTCCACTTTCGACAGTCGTTCTGGCCAGTAAATGTAATCCTTCTCTGGATTTGCCTTCAGGTTATTCAACAAAGGTTGAATGGCATTGTACAACTTATCAAGTCGTACACGTGCCTCTTCAGCAGTAGCACTCGCAGTATCAAGTTCTTTTACTGTGGTTTGTACTGCTTCAAGTTCTTGCTCGTCTACTGCGGTGAATCCAAAATCAAAGATCTCACTCATTATTAAACTCCAACACTTCACAATCCTTCTTCAGGATAAAATTTAAAAACCCGTCGTTTGCGCGACATATGTATTCGACTTCACTATCTTCGAATACAGTGTAGGTTTGTCCGATCATATCACGATACCAACCACCATGAGAACATCCTGTAATTTTAACAGTGATTGCTTCTTTATTCATCGTCCTCTTCCCATGCTCCGCAGTAGTTGCAGGTTTCGTTTTTTCCGATAAACATCACACCCATCTCTACAGTGCAAGAGTGCTTCCAATATTTATCTGGGTCTGGTATATCAGGAACAGGCGGTGTTCCTTTCAGTGGATTATTATTACTGAAAATTCTGTCCCATGCATCATCGAACTGTTTTTGACTGACACTCAATGGTCTTGGTTTGCTTCCTTTTCCCGCCATAAATCCTCCTATTGAAGAACAATACCGCTCGTTGCCTGTTGCCATCCTTTCTCAATATCATCATGAGACTTCAAAATAGCGATAACATTATTCAATTGATAAGTTACCTCTTTTGGGTTCATTTCTCCTGTCATAGAAATCCCAGGAGCGAATCCACCACCACCATCTTGGGAGATGAACAACCGTGGATCTTTCAATGTAACCGAAGTAGTGTCGACAGATTCAAGTCTACCGATCATTTCACCAAGAGGAGTCAGCACAGTGACCACCTTATTCTTCATTTCTTTGTACATCAGACTGTTCCTTGTTTGCATTTTCTACGATAGTTGCTAATTTGGTGCGAAATTGTCCCACCATCTGTAACTCTGGACCTTCAAACGCACCTCGCTTTGAACATATATCAATTATTTGTACCATCATAGACACATCATTAATATCAACACCCATTATACTGACTCCTTATATTTTATCAATTATATTTTGTGGTGAAGATCGACCATAAGGATCATCAGGACATTCGTTCATGAATCCAGGTTCTTCAAACCACATCTCAATCACACCATCATTTACGATCATTGCATATCTCCAAGACCGCAAACCAAACCCAAGATTATCCTTGGTTACAAGCATGCCCATCTCGCGAGTGAACTCACCAGAACCATCTGGGATAACTTTGATGTTCTTCAGGTCTTGATCTTGCGCCCACTTATTCATGACAAAAGAATCATTTACTGACAGGCAGTAGATCTCATCGATGCCCTTTGCTTTGAAATCTTCGTACATCTTTTCAAAGTCTGGCAACTGATATGTAGAACAGGTCGGTGTGAATGCGCCAGGAAGACTGAATACAATTACTCGTTTTCCTGCAAATAAATCCTCTGTCGTCACGTCTTTCCACACAAACGGATTCACGTCGGTCGAAAGATTATCCCGAACTCGGGTGTGAAAGGTTACTTCTGGGACTTTTGTTCCTACTTTACTCATCGTCGTCTATCTCCTCTACTTCGACGTTAAAATTACCAATAACCCCCATTTCTTGAAGAACGAGTAGGCATTCTCTGACACCTTCTGTTCTCTCTATTGCAGCTGCTCTCCAATATCCCCACCAATGCGCCATAATCAACATGAGTAAAGATACAATTGTGTGCGTTACATCATTCATATTTTGAACCCTTCTATACTGACAAGTTTTCCGGCGTCAGTCTTGTCAAAAACTGGTCCATCATCAACAATGTCGATTTGTGCTGTTTCCTCAGCATCAAACAGTTTCATCTTAGACCGATCAACACCAACGACAAATCTCTTATTGTGCGTTGGATCATTGTATCGGTTCTTCAACTGTTTAACCATGATCTGATTATTCTCAGCAAGTTCGTCATTGCTAATCAACGCAAACATTAAGTCTGCTGTTGCAGGCAAACCAAAAGATTCTGAAGTATCTTCAAGACCTGGATCAGACGACGAGAAACCGCTTCTCGTTGTTTGCGTTGCAGACATGATAGGAAGGTCAAACTCTACTGCAAGACCTCGTATCTCCTCTGCAATCGCCTTGATGTAGGAATAAGAGTTGATTGATCCACCCATACCCTTCATCCTCGAAGAAGCACAGATGTTCAGATAGTCAATAAAGATCATATCTGGTACAAATTTCTTCTTGAGTTTCAATTCGTTCAGTAACGCACGGAAATGACCAGCATGTGCCTGACCAGTTGGATACTCTTTGATGATCAGTTTACCTGTAGTTCGTTCGGCGATTCTCATCACTCGATCACGAAACATGTCACGGGACAATGATTCAATCTGATCAATGGGCAGGTCAAATAGATTCGCATCGATACGTTCAGCGATGCGTTCCTCTGCCATTTCCATAGTTATGTATAGAACATTTTTACTCTGCGTCAGTACGTTAGCAGCGCAATGGCACATAAAAAGAGACTTACCGACACCAGTTCCTGCGAGTGCAATGTTAAGTGACTTGTTTGGTAAACCACCCTTTGTAATGCTGTTAAAATACTCGAGATCAAATGGAATCCTCTCTTCTCTCTCATGATAGAACTCATATCGTTGATCCAAGTTCTCAATGTAATCGTGACCAATGTTCGTGTCAAAGGTCACCCCCAATGCATTAGACAGGATATCTGGCAATGCATTTTTGGTCATCGTTGGATGTTTACCGTCGATGATCGTAATTGATTCCATGATGGCATTATAGACTGCTCTATCTTGACACCATTTCTCGGTTTTATCTATCAACCAATCAAACTCAGCATCGACTGGAGTAAACAAGGAAGGGATCTGATCATATAGTTCCTGATTCATCCCCTCCTCTTTTGCAGTGATCTTGAACGATTCTATCGTCGGAGCATTGTTGTACTTCGCAACATACCGCACAAATGATTTAAAAATATTTTTCTGATCACCCTCAAAGTAATCTGGTTCCATAAAAGGAACCACTCTACGCATATAATCTTCGTTTGTAAAGAAACTCCGAAGAATAATATCTTGTATGTTATCGCTCAATTTTCTCACCTGTTACTGGATTGATGAACTCGGCAGATTTATCAAGAGTGGTGTTTCTGATAATATCTTGCATCACCGAACTAGCAATCAATTGTAACTCATCGTCCTTTTCAGTCAAGTCTTTATTTGGACTATCGACTAAGTCGAGAATAAATTCCAATTCATCTGTTCCAACTAATTTAACCTCTGAGAACTTCAGAATAGTTTTTTCATATTTCTCTAGAGTTAGAAGCACATAGATCAAATCAGGTCTATTTTCTGGTCCAGGCATAATCTCATAATGGTTGCCTTCAGAGACTAAAAGGTACTGTGCCATTATGCTTGCTCCTCAAGATCTAGAGGATCAAATTCTTCAGTGACATGTCCGACTTGATACAATTTTTTGATGAAGTCTTGGAACTTCTCATCCTTGAGTGTGCTTTCCCAAAATTCTTCAGTTAGAGTTTCTTTTTCTCGCTTTTTTGATCCGACCATTTCGCCAGTCGATCGATCCACGAGTTGATACCAACCATTGGAAGGCTTAATAACAAAACCGCCGTGTAGAGCAACATCAAGCAAACCGCTGTAACGCTCCACACCACCATCCCAAGAAACACTGACAGGGATTTTAGACTTCTCTTTAACATATCGAGATTTTTCGACATTGATAATGAAATCATATCCTGTTACCTCCGTACCAGTTTTATTCTGTCTCCTCCCGAGAATCCAGATGTTATCTGCACTGTAGTAGATACCAGTACCACCAGAGACGATGTCTTTCGGGAACAGACCGATCTCTTTGTAGGTATGATTTACTGCAATCAACGGAATACTTTTCATCTTGAGATATGGTGTTGCCATTCTGAATAGTCCTTTCAGTGCTTTGGCACGAGACATATCAGCGGCAGTATTTTCGTTCAACGCATCATCAAGTTCTTTCTTAGATGCCATGTTACCGATAGAATCGATAACAATAATAACTTCATCTTCGCGATCTAGATTTTCCAGTTGATTGATCAGGTCAAATTTGAGTTCTTCGACATTCGTAATTGGAGTGTGAAGAACTCTATTTAGATCGATTCCAAATGTATCGAAATATGCCTGCGGAGAACCAAACTCTGAATCATAGAACAACAGAACAGCGTCAGGTTTAGCATTTAGATAGGCAGCTGCCATCAACAAAGCAAACGAAGTCTTAAAGTGTTTGCTTGGTCCTGCGAGAACTGTCAGTCCAGGCGTTACTCCACCAGTCAAACTTCCAGACAATGCAACATTGATCATTGGGAAGTCAGTCTCTACCATATCAACTTCGGTAAAGAATTTTGATTCGGACAGAACCTCAGAAGTTTTTACTTTTGAGTTCTGCTTCAATTTATTCATTATTGACATTAGTCACCTCGTCTTTAATATCTTCAATTTCTGTATCTTCTTCCTGCTTATAAACATCGTCGTTTATACTTGTTGCTGTTTCTAACAAACTATAGTTTGATGAAAATCCCAGGAAACAATCCAAGAGTTTTTTCTGCTCGCCGCAAAACCCTCGATTACCATTGTAATCAAGTACGCGACCAGAAGAAGCACCAATTCTGGGTTCAGACATAAATGACTTCATGATAAGGTGCTTAGTTACTTTGTCGGGGAACTCGGCATCAAGCGCATCGTACATCTGATTAACATAAGCACTCTTCAAACTTAGAAATCCATTCACTGCGCATTTCACATAACATGCTTCAATCGGATTAGAAATAATACCTGTTGGAATGATCATATCCGAATAAAAGTTTAAGAAATGCTTGAAGTCATTAATAGAACCCTGCACACCGCCCATGATTAAAAAGTTTGGTTGTTTGGTATCAACCCCAATGGACTCTGGTTTTGCAAAACTTGGCCAGTAGATAAAACGACCGATGTCTTCAGGATCATCAATGGTGTTGCACATCCGCTCAACGATGTCAGGAGTTAGATCAGAGCAGACTGCAATTGCGGACTTTGTTCTTCGAAGGATCTTGAGAAATGCATCTTCAACTTTAGTTGCGTCCATTCGACCAGATTCGTGAGATTCAATTTCATAACAAACAAAGACAAGATCAGGAGCAAAGTCCATAACATTGTCAATGTTTACGTCAAATTTTTCATCAGCAATAAAAACATTGCATTGAGTCTTATCAAAGCATGCTTCGATTGCCTGTCCAAGTGCACTGTATCCTACAATTGCAATTCTTGGTGTTCTGTTTCTTGTTGATAGAGGAAGAAACAACCTTTTCTGTTCATCCATATTATTCTCCAAAATGATTAAAGAGATTATACATTATTTTTTACATTTCGTCAAACGAAACGTTCTTATATGCAAACTCGAGTGCACTATTTGCTTCAACTGTAAAGGGTCTATTCTGATACCAATTTCCAGTTTCGCTGTCAAACTCTCGGCACAAAGACTCAATCTCGTTTGCAGTAATCGGATAATCGTTTTTTATAGCACTACATGCGATTGAGACCATGATGCGAAACATAGTGTGATACCAACCAGTTTCATTGATTGACATATATTCACGAGAAAGTTTTCTGGGGAAGAAAGGACAATCGCGATATGATGACCAGTGAATGTTTGTGTTAGTCAATTTGTTCTTGCGGTGTTCTATTACTTGTTTCTGCATTTCAATCGGCAATTTATCTAGAAACGAATTTCCTGTAGGTGGCGGAACATACTCATACATCGACTTTAGTTGGTCAACGTCCAGAGGCATGCCGCCAGCATTATATTTGAAAAAATTATAAGATCCGTCATAATCAGCAGGAATGTAGTACATTCTGCTGCTGTCTTTCGTTTGCGGATCGCCGAGTTCTCCGAGATATCGATTGAGTGCGAACCAGAAGTGTTTAATCTCCTCTGCCTCAACAGTTCTGGTAAGATCAAAAACAAGGCGAAACTTGATTTTCTCATGACTACTACTTGCAGTAGAATATACACAAAAATTGCGATCAGAAAAGGTGTCAAGGATTCCATCTAATGTTCCCTCATATTCATCAACATCAACTGCTGCCCATTTGCCCCAGTATTCCACGTTTTTGTTAGATCTGGTGGAACCTTTGGTATATACAGCAGGACTAATTAGTTCTGCGTCTCTCTTCCCTGCTCGGGGAGTTTTGGACAATTTCTCAAGTAGATCAACAAAACTACCCCAATCAGGAAATTGCATTTTCCTGTGCGTCTTGTTATCATATTGATTTTTAAAAATAGTCAGTTCGTACATATCACTCATATAATCCATACGCAGACATAATGTACTTGTCGTGCGAAATGGTTCTCAATCCTGCATGTGGATACAACCAATTGGGTGGGAATATTATGCATCTACCCTGCTTTGGTTTTACTGGTCCAATGCAATCGAAGACGGTCGAACCGCCTTTGTCAATATCGTTCAAGTAAATCAGAAATGCGGCATATCGCTTTGAATCAGACGCTGTCGTTATATCAACATGTTTGTCATATCGATCGTCTGATCCTCTGTTGTATTTTTTTATCTTTGGTTCTGATAGATTTATTTTTTGTGGGAGAAAACTTGCAGAGACTTCTTTTCTGTATCGATCATAAATTGATTTGAGTCTATCTCTCACAACCCAGTCAAGAGAATCGTCCTCCATACCCTTTACATAAAACAATTTAAACTTAGGATATCCACGCTTATCGACGTGTTCCCAATGTTGTTTATTTTCCTCAAATCTTTCGATTAAATATCTACAGTAGTGGTCAGGAATTACATCTTCGTAGATCTTTACATAATTATCCAAAGAATTCATCTAGTGTCGCCCGTGGTTCGGCAGTCCAACCAATTGCCTCAAGGACTGGTTCAACCACCTTGAGGAATGCTTTGTCAAACTGCGTTTCATAATCAACATAATCGTGCAACCCAAACTCCTCTGGTAGATAATCTGCGAAAGCAATGATGTTTTCAGATATTGGGTTTGGCACTTTCAAATAAGTAAACTTGATCTTGTCTCCATCGTTGATAACATTATACCTTTTTCCCAGTGATTTATCAACTATGAGTTTATTGAACAGCAGAGACCCACGCACATGGATCGGCGTTCCTTTCTGATAGACTAGTTTGTCATCTTTCCATCCATTCACGTTCTTGACTCCGCGAGGAAATGCAACCTCGTGCGGTGGGAGAGACTTGAAGTATTCCTTGAACACACGAATGGATTGTTGTACGTCTTTTTCATCACTCGAAATAATCACTTTGAACAATTCTTTCAGCGCAGTTCTGCAAGAGTTTGGAGTTGAGGACTTCACTGCCTCGATACCCATAATCTTCAACTTCGGTTTTTTATATTGCACACCTTCGTTGTTATGCACGTTCAGGATATATCGTTTCTTGGCAGTCCAGATACCAGCATCGGCGATTGCTTCACGACCCATGACCATACGATTCTCAAATGCATTCATGTACTTTGATAGATCTTTGTATGCCTTTTCAAGTAATGGTTCAAACTGATCACGGGCAATTTGATCAAGTTTCGCAACTGCATCTCGTTTGCCTTTCTTCTCAAGACCAAACTTCTCAACCATCGGACCAAAGTTGATATACACTGAATCAGTATCAATCGCGATCACATAATCAACATCATCAGTTTCAAGGATCTTGTTCATGAACCCATTGACTGTTTTTTCTGCCCACAAGATTGATAACTGACCACTCGTGGTAATTGCTTCGGCGATACGATGATCATAATATCGGAACCATCTATTGCCGATTGCACCATAAAGTGAGTTCATCATAATCTTAATTGCCATCTGCTGAGTATCAAGAGTGGTGTTCATCTTCTCATACTCATAGGAAGATCCTTCTTCCTCGATCTTCTGCTGTACATTCAGCATCTGACGTTTGATTCCCTTTCGTTCAGAATACAATCCATCAATGATAGTCGGAATCACACCTTTAAAATCTTTTCGGAAGTGCGCACCGTTGGCAGCAATTGCGCAGTCAGGACGTTTGGATTCTGGTCGAGTTTTGTTTAGGCAGTTTTGAACACTGACACCTGAAGTTCTATCAACCATAACCGTTTCTGGTGACATATTATATTGCAACATCAGGTGAGGGTATAGACTATTCAAGTCAAAGGAGACCACCCATGAGTGACGACCAATATGGGGACTCTTCACAAAACCACCTGGAAGTTCCTGTTTTGGTTTGTCATCTTTTTGTGGCACAACCACCTTCCTGCTCGTCAGGGATCGATAGATGTAGGTGTCCCAGAGTGATGTGGTGCCAAACGAGTCAGTATAGTTGCAACCTGCCTTGTATCCCATCGTCATAGCAAGCGTGATCAACCCCATCTTGTCTTCGATGCGTTCAACCAACTGTACGTCTTTGATGTTATAATCGATGAATTTTTGATAGTCGTGTTTGTAGAGTGAGTGTAGTGTACCAAACTCCTCGTACGATAACTTCTTTTCATCGAGCACTACGTTGGCAACGTGATCAAGTTTGTACGATTCTTGCACACCATATGAGTAGACACCAAACTTCTGAAACAAATCATAGTAATCAAGTTGCTCAATACCGACAATCTCATATGCCTGTAGATGTCGACCATTTAATGCAAACTTCTTCTCACGAACCATTCCCCAAGGTGACATTTTCTTGTAGGCATCTGGGTCGAGGATATTTTGCATTCGATTGATTAGATATGGAAGGTCAAATAGTCGACTGTTCCAACCAGTAATGACATCAGGGCAGGTGGTATCGCCTGACCAGAATCCCAGGAACTTCTGAAGTAAATCTACCTCGTCGTCGCAGTGAACATATCGAACATTTTCCTCACCAACAATACTGATAGATGAATCGTAATTGCCAAGACCCCACACAAAGTAGGTGCCACTCTGATTGTTCTTCAAGCAGATCGAGATGACTTCTTTAGTTGCTTCCTCGGGATGAGGGAATCCATCGTCAGAGGCGACCTCGATATCGATCGTCGCAACGTTCACTAGATCTCGGTCAAAGGGTATGTCGTTTGGGAACTCTTCGTAGACGAACTGCGAGACAAAGTTGTTGATACCATACACTTTCATGTTTGATACGTTTTCATACTGATGTGAGAACTCAGTTGCCTCTTTCATCGTATCAAACTTTTTGGGAACTACCTTCTCGCCTGTCAGAGTTTGCCAGTCTGAATCTCGGTTGGCAGTGACATACATGGTAGGTTTGAACGGATATCGTTTTTTGACTCTGAGACCATTCTCATAACCACGGTAGACGATGTTGTTACCGATACGTGCAACGGACGTATAAAATTTCATATAATTAAATCTTTACTCAAAGGGAATATTATACACAATACTTATGCTGGTGTCAATCGATCTCTTTGCCAATATCCTTTGTCACTTTGATTGAATAGACAAATGTGATTCCGCCAGCGATCATTGGTAACATCATTATACACCCAATTGTTATGACTTCAAGCATTATTTTCTCCTATTAAAAAGGGGGATTGCTCCCCCTTTGTTCTACGCCTTGTTCTTGTTTTCGGATTTCTCCGATTCCTTTTTCTCAACATAGTACCAATCGCCAGTGATCGGATTTTGTTTGTGAGTTTTAGACAGTGATTCCAAGACAATCTTGACCTGTCGTGCTTTCACAACAATTTCTTCAATATCAGTAGTATTAGCACTAGCGAGAGACGGAAAAAGACACAAGGCGACAATCGCCAAGTGTTTCATTTTAGTCCTCTGTTAGTAGTTGTTTATCCGAATTACCAATTGGGATAATGCGAGGACGCTTTTCTTCAGGGATTTCTACTCTCAGGTCGATGACCAGTAACCCATCTTTGAAGTCAGCTCCATCTACAACAACGTGTTCAGAGAGTCTAAAGGTGCGTGAAAATTTCTTTGCAGAAATACCACGGTGGAGATACTCACGTTCTACTGTGTCTCCAGCTTTGTCACCAGTAACAACCAAAATACCCTCTTTGACTTCAACATTGAGGTCTTCAGCAGTGTATCCTGCGAGTGCTAATTCTACAGAGAATTGCGACTCCGTGTGCTTGACTACGTTGTGGGGAGGATAGAGTTTGTTGTCTGCCATATCCGACAGACGCTCGATCTCCGACCATACGTGGTCAAATCCGATGAAATGTGAACGTGGAAAAGAAAATGCTTTAGATACCATAACGGATCTCCTTATTTAAAAGCAAGATTGTTGTTATACTCTACCAGACCATTCTGCGTAGAGAAGGTGGCGACCCGTATCCCCACGGTATCGCCACAAGTATTTATAGTATAATATTTCGCTATGAAAGTAAAGTTAAATATTTACTACAGTTTTATCTCAAAGTGTGTGCCAAGAACAGTCATCTTTTTCTCATAACCTTCCATGCCTTTGCGTTCAATGAAAGGTGTGATCTTCCAATTCCGATGCTTGTATGTGAGACCGAGTTGGTCGCGAGCATCAAACTTGGTTCCACCGTCTTTAAACGCCCAGCGTGGTTGTAGTTTAGCATAAAGATAGAATGGACCATAGATGTGAGGAGTGTACTCAAAGATAAACCGATAACGCCAGTGATCTTCTTTCTTATCAAACGATCGAAACTCCATACGGTGTTCAACTGTTAGATCTTTGTATGAGAATAGTTCGTGTGTAAACTTGATACGATTCTCACGTGTGTCTCTCAAATCTGCATAACGATACATAACTTCAACGGGACCAACCTTATTACCGATCTCAACGTGCCAAGCACCCTCTCGATGGCGATAAGTGTATTCCCAATCATTTTGTTTTGCTTTATAGTTGTGCTCAGAAGGTGCGGCGACCGCCACGTTACATAACGAAAGCATGAATATTGCGATTAGTGCTATCGCTTTCCAATATTGTACTTTTGGCATAGTTCCCATTCACTTTTTTCACGATGCGGTATGATCTTGATTTGTCTAATAGGAGCACATTCCTTAAATTTTTGTGGTTCCTGTATTTCTACTAGTCCCCAGTCACTTAATAAAGTTGCGATTGTATTGCGGCGCATCAAATCATTCTCCTCAAGGTTGGACTTTTTGCCATCTAGGAGAAACAATTCTTTGAAGTGCACGATGAAGTACCGACCTTGCTTGTGTAGAATATGGCAAGATTGGTATAACTTATTGTCTTTTCTTGAAGCAACGCCGATTCGCGTTAGAGTTTCTTTGACTTTCAGGAAATCATCTGGTTCAGTCAAAACAACTTCCAGCATGTCTGCTGGACTCCATTCTATATAATTATTATCCATAAAGTTATGTCTCGGTTCAAAGGGTTTACATTCCAATTTAGAATTTATTTATAATATCACGGTTTTTTACCGCCCTTCGAGAGACGTTTCTTTATTTCTGAAAGTTGTTCTTCGCCAAATAAGTCTAAAACTGATTCTGCTTTTGCTCGACTATAACCATATTGTTCCATAAGAACATTGACATCTTCAATATGGACTGCTTTGTCCCACTTTGAGAACCTTTTGCGTTTACGAACAATATTGAGTAGGAACAGATACTGCAACTTATTATCAATATGATGGTATCTGTTCATCTCGTTTGCTACCGCAACAGTATCGGGGAAATACGAGAGTCCACGATTTACCATAAAGGAACTATACTTTTTCTCGTCCTCTGGTAACGAACCTTCAAAGAGATTTTCTTTGGTGTAGTTAATTGAGTTCAGAAAGTCGAATGGACTCACTTCAATCCTCCAGTATGTGATGTTTTGGTTGCCAACCCAATTGTACTAAAACACTGGGATCGGCGCAAGTAGATTCTCGCTCACCACTCACTTCTTTCACTGGAAGATTATTTCCTGGCCATACCTTCTCTGCCATATCAGTCACAAGAACAGGTTTGCCGTTGCCCACGTCGATAGCAGGTAGATCAATCAAGTCAAATTTCTCAATACAGATGTCGATAGCAGAGCAGATATCTTCTACATGAGTCCAGTCACGAACATGATTAGTCAAATAACTTACTTTGCGGTTCAGCAGCATATCATATAACATGTCAGGGCGAGAATCTGCACCATATACTGTGTGAAATCGCAAACCAAGAGTTTTTGGACCTGCTATTTGCTCGCAGACTTTTTTCGTGGTCGCATAAGGGGACAACCACCACTCATAGATCGAAGAAGAGGAAGCATAAATGACTGGTACTCTCGCAGTCTGTGCCTCACGAAAAATATTTTGTGTGCCGTTTACGTTGTTGTCCCAAAATTCATCAGGAATTTCGTGAGACCGACGAACGCCAGCATAAGCAGCAAGGTGTACCACCATGTCATAACCAGCAAACATGTCGATTTCAATTTCACGAACGTCTGTTCGGTCATCTACAATCTCATACTTGTCTTTGTATAACTTGTAGAAGTTACGACCGATGAATCCTTCACCGCCTGTCAGTAAGATCTTTTTATTTGAATTTGACATTTGCCATAATCTCCGTGAAGCATGCGACCAAGTTCAGTTCATGATCGGCAACATGCGCATCTTTGTATTGATAGTCAGCAAGAATGAGCACTAGGTGCGGAATACTACCCGACTCCACCTTATCGTCCATGGCATCGAACACACCACGGAAAATCGCAGAAGTGTCGATGTCCACGTTGTTAGCAACCCACTGTCGCATTTTCTTAAAGTCTTTGTCCTTTAGATAGGAAAAGATTTGATCGAATATCTGTTCGTTGCTCGAACTAGCAGCGTTTAGTTGTAGAGAACCTTCTCGAGACCGTCTCTGTGCCTCGTTAAGGATACGCCTCCAGTCTGGAGCGAACTTCATGATAAGGTTGGCGATGTCCTCGTCGTTCGCCTCGATCTCCTCCTGCTTGAATATAAACTTTAGTCGCTTCATAAATTGACCAGCAAGACCTGCTAAGTCTTTTTTGGTCGTATTGAATTCATATACACCGCACCGTGAATGCAGTGGTTCAATGATACGATTTTTGAAGTTACAAGTCAGAATAAATCGACAGTTGTTACTAAACTCCTCGATGAACCCACGGAGAGCAGGTTGCGTAGATTGAGGATTGAGATAATCTGCCTCATCGAGGATGACAACTTTTTTGCCACCTGACAATGACACAGAGGAGGCAAACTGTTTAATCTTGCCTCGAAGGGTATCAATGTTGCCTTCTTCAGATCCATTGATAAGAATATAATCGGAATCAAGTTCTTTACAGATTGCTTTGGCAACCGATGTTTTTCCAAGACCTGCTGTCCCAGAAAGAATCATGTTTAGGATCTCACCTTTGTCGACAATCTTTTGAAATGTTTGTTTCAGATCGTCAGGCAAAATACATTCATCAACAGTGTTGGGTCGATATTTCTCGACCCAAAGAAATTCATCAGACACAAAAATTCTCCAAGTTTAGTTCACCCGCTTCATTCATTATGACAAACGTCGGTTGAAACCTACCATACAGTTCATTATTCTTGACCATTTGATTCCAAAGGTCAACACTGACATCTCTGTAATCATTAGCAGGATCTAATTCATGCGGCAGTTTGTCTTGTCTATATTTTTTAACATAGACTTGTGAGACAGGGATCCTTGTCCAGAAAGGTTCTCCGCGTGGATCATCTTCTGGTAGGCATAGAGCAATCCTAGTATCTGGTTTGTGTCCCATCCCAGGTAAAGTCGAACTTAATCCGTAGTCTTTTGTTTTTCTTGATGTAAATTCAACCAAACTATGACTATATTTTTTGTCCAACTCGATGGGATACGAGTACCCATTATACTTCTTTCTCATCAAAAACCCCATAATATAAAAGTTGAATGGGGGCACTGCCCCCATCAGTGTTACTCAGATTCTGATTGGAACTGTTCACAGAGTTGAGCAGCTTGCACGCATTGATCGCGGAGTTGACCAATAGTGCTCAGTTCTTCACCACGGAAACCGCCGCGTTGAACAACAGTATCAATCACAGCAATTGTACTGCGAACGATACGATTGGTCAACTCGTAAAATTCCGTTACTTCTTGGTTATCATCAGACATTTTATTCTCCATAGGTTGAGGATTTTTCGAGTGCAATGTAGTAGACCACGTCTACGTTCTTGTTTGTAAACTGAGAGAGTAGTTTACTAGAAATGCCCACTTCATAATCACCAGAAATCAACTTCATGTTGCTGATGTTCATAACAAAGCAGAACTTGTCAGACTGATAAGTTCCTGGAACATCGATCACGAAAGAACTGCTCGTGGGATCGTTGTTGTCAATAACAGTCAGTCTGATTGAACCATCATTTGCTTCGATGGTCATTTTCTCGTGCCCCAAAACAGATGCTGCTTTACGAACACGGGATAGGGTAGACTCATCCAGAGTAAAGGACACTTCGCAATCAGGCATAGTGATGTCTTTACTAGGACTCGTCAAAATGCTCGGATCTGCAAAGAAATACTTTACAGCAGATCGACCAGTTGAGTCAGTGACTCGGACATACTCGGGAGAGAAATCGAGTTTTGGATCGTCAACCAGTGAAAGAACATTTAGAAATTCATTCAAGTCGTAGATACCAAAATCTTGCGGAAACTCTTGAGCGATGATGGCAGAACTCATCACATTGCGTGCTTCTGCCATGGTCTTGATTTTAGATCCAGATTGGACCACCAGATTAGACTGGATAGACGAAAAGTTTCTCAACACGTTGAGGGTTTCTTCAGTAAGTTGCATTACAAATCTCCATAATTTAACTGCATAGTAATTCTATACGAATCAATGATTAATGTCAAGCGTTATTTCTTTGTGAATTAAGTTGACATTATTTTCAAGTTCAGTTTCAGTTTCATTTTGAAGTTCATCAACGCAACCATCATATCCAAAGAGGATATTGTCACCGAATCGTTCTTCAATTTTAGAAACCTTGGTCTTGCGACCACGGATAAACTGCTCAGATTGATCAGAACCTCGTTGTTCGTATCGTTTCTTCAGAGTTTCATCTGAAACTTTTAATGAGAAGATTTTCAATTCATAATTATGTTTTGAAACTTCTTCAAATAATGTGACAGACGAGAGTCTGTCTCCCTCAAATATCACAACTTCGTCATCGTTGTCTTTTATATATTCGAGAAATTTAGGTTGTACTGCCATACTCAACCTGTCAGTTCCAGCGAATAATTCGCCTTCTTCATATCGTCCGATCAATCTTATCTTACCACACACATATGAGTCAACAAGATCGATTGGTTTATCATACACCCATTCGAACCGTTCCATCAGTTTGCGAACGAGTGTAGTCTTTCCAGTTCCTGGCGGGCCAATGATTGCAATTAATTTTTTCAAAAGAAGTCCTCCAAAGATGCAGGAACATCATATGCTTCAGGATGATATTTTTGCACCAGACTTTCATCATGTGTACTTAACCAATCATACCACTCTTTTTCTTCCCACATATCGGGACTGACACCATTCCAGAATGGTCTCCAAAGAGGGTGTTCTTCATTTTTACGACGTTCGTCGACGTAAGCACGTCTCAGGTGTTCATAATCCCACGAACCAAGTTTTAACATATCTTCGCGGAAATAGAAAACCAGAGACATCCTCATGAAGTTTTCGTCTACGCCATTTGGCGCAGTAATAGGTGTGTTTCCATGAATCACACGCATGTTATCAATGAGCAGTAGATCACCTGGACGCACGTTAATCGCCGCACGAACTTCAGGGGCAACCAAGTAACCACCTTCCCAACTCTTACCTTGATCGGTAATCACAGTCAGGTTAGAAAAACCACGATTCAACGAACCAGCATCACGATGACATGCCATACGTGCATTGCGATCTGCCTGCGTTGTATTAACAGTAATTGTGGTGAAGGTTGTATCCTCACCGATAAGAAATTTCTTATCCATCTGCTCTGCACATTTCAGTTGACGTTCGTGACGCACTGGGAGCAGTCGTGCAAACTCCTGCTCAAGTTTGCGAGCAAAGGGGTAACACTTCTCAAACTTTTCTCGATGATGATCGGTATAAGCTGTTGGTCGACCGTAGGGGATACGAGGATATCGACCATAAAATCCTGCGATACCTGACCAGATTGCAGTAGCATATGAAGTATCGGAAATCATTGTGGTTCGAACTCTTCGTGCCTCTGCTTGTGCCATACCTATAGGCATACCTGAGAGTCGACGTTCAAGTGTAGGAAAGAAATCTTTGTAGGTGCCAAACTCGGGTTCGATCTTTGTACGCAACCAAACACCACCACGGATTTCATCTTCGTTTGACAAATGACGTTCGAATATTTCTTGAAGGGGATCAGTGCCATCAACATTAGGTGGTTGTCCTCGCTCATACCAAGACAAGACATCTTGTTGATAACCAGTCACCCAGTCACGATTGCCCTGAGTCTCTTCACGCGGTCCAGCAGCGAGTCCACGATTATTAGACTCAACAGCAGCACCATACAAACCTTCATAAGCACCCTTTTGTTCTTCATCAGTGAATACATTTTTACGAAACTTAAACGCGATCAGATCTTCCTCGTGCGTCTCGCCCATCAGGTCATTAGATGACAAGTAAAAGTCTGCGTCCTCTTCAACTAAAATATCATATGAGTTTTCATCAACATACGTGCCGAGGACAGCATCGTCTTCAATGAGGAACTTAGCAATGTAGACGTCTTGCCCTTCATCACCCTTGTATTTGTCCCATTCATACTTTCCAATTCTAACTCTTTCCATTCATTCCTCACATGAAAGATTCAAGACCCAAGTTGTTTTCAGTTGGATCAAATTTGCCTGTTTCTAAGAATAGAAACATTTTACTCTTTTCTATCTTATTTGTCAAGTATCTTTTCTGTAGGGTTTCGTTTCTGGCATCCCACATCGGTTTCCAATCAATACCAACCCACTCATCTTGTTCAACACGTTTGATTTCCTCTGCTTGTCGATCAAGATAGTAACCAAGATATCGACCCTCTCGAGTTCTGAAGAGTTTTTTGAAACTGCAGAGACAGGTTTCCATTGCAAAGAAATCTGCCTTTTCAGCAACATGGGGATATCTGAGTTTTGTTTCTGCCAATATTTCTTTGGCAGTATTTTCTAGAAAATCAATTTCGACTTCATCTAATTTGCGATCAATCCAATCAGGTTTGCCCACTGCATAACATAGTCCATTCCGATGCGAACGAGAGCCGCTATAATCGTGCAACCAAAGACTGTCAACATCAACAGGAATGTCACAGCATTGTTTGATCGTTTGAATATAAAACCACGAAGTGTATCGACCAAATTTGTGCCACGCATTTACTGTCTCCCACAGCGTATAGAAATCCTTAACGGGGTCACCTACAAATCCCTGTGTGAGTGCAGACCATTGTGATCTCTCTCCAACGTATTCTTTGTAGGAGACGAACTGATCCGCGAGGTGTCCTTTATTCCATTTAGTATCAGTTTGATAACGAAGACGAGAGTAATTAGAATTATTCCAATCTCGAAGACGTTCCACTCCGACGAGTTCCATATCAGGAAACTCATTCCAAATGACATAAGCAGTGGGCCAATAATATGTGGTGCCATAGATCCAAGATAACCAAAGTCGTTGTTCGGAGTTGTACTCAAACCGATCGAAGAAATAATTGGTCATAAACAAAGCAGAATCGCAGTCTTCAATTTCCAGACTACGACCAAACCAATCAATGAATGTGTCAACGTGGTTTTGTCGCATTCATTTTCTCCAGATATTTAGTCTTTTCTTCTTCAGGTAATCTTATCAATCTCACTTTGCGATAACCCCACCACCATTGTCCGTGTTCATCTCTCCTCGGTGTGTAAAATTCCTGTATCGGATATACTGGTTCTTCTTCGGTCGGTTCCCATTTGTAACGGTTGAATATCTTCCCGCTTATCGTCGTAATTATTTTTTTCATACGAAATCGTCCAAGGAAGCAGAAGTAGGTTCGTAGAGTGCCCAACGCATATAGTGAGATCCAACACTTTTTATTGCCTCCTCAATTTGTCGCATTTTCTTTACACCAAACCCATGAGAATTTGGTGCCTCTTTTTTTAGTTTTTCAATTACATTCTCTGGTGGTAACGCAATGGTATGATCTTTCAATGCCATCTCACGAAAAGTGAGTTGCTCGTGTAGGTTCGGAAAAATAGGAACATCACAACGCAAGGATCCAGACGGATCTACTGCCCAGAAAATAGTACCATTGCGATTGTGCCAAGTTACAGATGAGGGAGTACATGACATCTTCAATCTCTGCATTCCCCTTTCATGTGCCTTCTGCATAACTCTCCAATAAACTTTAGAAGCATACCCCATTCCTTCTTTGCCTTCAAGGGTTACGATCTCATATAGATTGGCATACTTTGATCGTTGACTAAAAGTAATAAAAACTAGTGCCAGTGGATCTGCTCCTGCGTCTAGTGCTGAATCAGCAACGAGCACGAACGGAGGATGCTTCTCGTAGTTTTTAAAACGAAACCATAGGTTGTGTGCAGACTTGAGAAACCTAGTGTTATTTCCTTCTGGTTGTCTCTCGATGAGTTTTTCGACTTGATCTTTATTGTAGGTCGTTAACTGAAGGTGTTTCATGATGCCTCATTATCAAAGTTTTATCAAACATGTATTCAGTAAACATTTCGCATTTTTGAGGAGTGCCAATTCCACTTCGCAAGGCGATATCTTTGGTAGAAGTGAATACGATCCCCTTGTCTATCTTTGAAACCCAGAGCGGTCGTTCATGATTTCTCATGCCGATCAACATCTTGCTTTTACGCAAAGCGCAGACTGCCATGCTAGACATAGGAAATGAATTGAATGGGTGAATGCCACTTTCCCAAGATCTCAATATCATTTCAGAATCGTTAGCAGTTTCAGTTTTAAACTGCCATGTCTCGACTGGTTCCTGAGAGATAACACCATTGTGAACAATGCTCAAATCGTCATTGGCAAATGGTTGATTGTATCGAAGATCTGAGGTGGAATATCGGATATGACCGATTAATGCAATTGAGTTGTCAGTATCAACCCAATCAAATATGTTATGCTTTTCGATAAACTCGTCAGCAGGAATTCCTTCCTTTATCGTGTGAAGTTTACCGTCACGAACATAGGTGACACCAGTGGCGTGTTTGCCACGTATCATTGTTTGTTGAAATAATGTCCTGATCAAAAGTTCATCAACATTACTGACGTCAGTTATTTTGACGCCAATCACACCACACATAATCTATCCTTTGTAAACGCCCTTTCTATCCTGTCGCGTCAACGATTCAAATGCTTCATCTTTACATTCACCGTCTTTTTCAACATAGTGAAAAAAAGATTGATAACAGTAATCAGTTTCAAGTGGTTCTCTCCAATGAGCAACATCTTGACCCGTATAGTATAACGCATCTCCTGGGTTTAAGTCAATGCCTATCGTCTTTCCATCGACTTCGCAAAAAAATGTCCAAGGTTTTTCATGAATACCAAAGTTTATTGTCAGACTATGCTCACAGGCAGGACGGTCTTTGTGCTTTCTGAGAATAGACCCTTTAACGTACTTTCTTGAAAAATTGTATGTTGGAAGCAGGACTTTGCCGACAATTTCAGTTGTATCATACAGGACTTCAAGTTGTTCCTCTGGGAATAACTCGTGCACTGAATATGCGTTGATGCCCTTTTTGTTATTTGGCAACTCACGTTTTGTCTGATTAGTCGCAATTGCATGTTCCATTTTCTGAACCATATATCTGCATTGAAGTTCAGGAAACAGACCACGCATGACTTCTACTTTCATTTTTTGATCTTCGAGAAATTCTTGTCTTTGACAAACTCAAGTTTGTTGTTAAACTTACCCTCGAGCATGTCGCCCTTATGAGAAATGACAAAAACGTTTGTATCGTCACTGAGAGTATATAGTATCTTCATAAGATTCTCAACGCCATCTTGATCTAGTGAGGAGTCAAAAGTTTCGTCTAAAATCAACAAGTTAGTGGCAACACTATTCTTCATTTTAGCGACCTGCCTCCAAGTGAATAGCAATGATAAGTCGATACGTTGCTTTTCACCTTCGCTAAACGAGTCATAGGAAAATGCATCACGATGTCTTGATTTGATAGTTTCTGTAAAAGTTTCATCAAGTTCAAAGTGAACAAAAAAGTCTAAGATCTGCAAATACTGATTAACAAAATTATTAATTACAGGAACATATTGTTTAATGATCTTTGTTTTGATACCAGTATCTTTAAGCAGTTCTAAAACTACCTGATTATATTGAAACTGTTCGTTTAACTTGAGTTTCTGTTCCCGCAAATTGTCAAGTAGATTTTTATATTCTTCAAAATCAGCATTTGCTTTTGCCAGATCAGACTTATCGTTAGATAAATTGTTTATATCGTTTTCAGCAAGTTTTATCTCAGCATCACACTTGTTAATAAAATCATTGTGCTGTTTTATTTCGTTCTGCCAGTCATTATTTTGTGCTAGTCTTGCTTCATATGCTGCAAGTTCTGTTGTTGCTTTAGATTGACTCTCTGCGATCTCAGCAAGACGTGATTGAAACTCTGCTGCTGTGATCGACGCTTGCTTGACCTTTCCTTTTTTGAGATCCTCGTCGATGTTCTGATCGCAGGTTGGGCAAGTCTCGTTGTTTTCATAAAACTTTGTCTCCTTTACTAGCGCTTTTATTTTAGTTTTTATTTCAGTGTCAGAAGATTGTAATTCAAGTACAATATTTTTTGTTTCCGTCAATCCTTCAGAAAGACCTTTGCTGTTTTCTAAAACTTTAGCATTCAGATCCACCACAGCATTTACATGGGTGTCCTTTTCTTTTTGCCACCGTTCAATAATATCTTCTTTTTCTTTCTTTACATCTGCGTTTATTTTAGAAATATCTCGGATGTACTTTTTCTGCGACTCAAGTTTGGTGGAATTAATTTCTATTTGAAAGTCATTCTCACGTATATCCTCTTTTAACGTCGCAGATTTTTCTTTGAGTATCTGATTCATTTTACTGAACACATTAATATCCAGTAAATCTTCGATCACATCACGACGAGAGTGAGAAGCAAGTTGCATGAAAGGAATAAAAGATGAAGAACCGAGCACCACTACTTGGTGAAAAGTTTTGTGGTTCAGTTTTAGGATGTTTTGTTCGAGGATCTTTTGATATTCTTTACTATGTGACGACTGATTGATCATCGTGTCGCCTTTCCAGATCTCAAACTTGTTTGGTTTGACGCCACGGACAACTTTGAAGTGATTTGAGTTCACACTAAACTCAACTTCAACAACTGCCTGTTTCTGATTAATACTATTCACCAACTGAGGTTTGTTGATGTTACGATGCGGTTTACCAAATAGACCAAATGATATCGCGTCGAGCATAGTCGACTTACCCGCACCGTTTTGTCCTACGATTAATGTTGATTTGTACTCATTCAAATTAATTTCGGTGAAATTATTTCCTGTCGATAGGAAGTTTTTGAATCTCACCTTTTTAAATGTTATCATAAAGTTATCTCATAATCCTTCTCAAAAGGTTGTTTCTGCCAAACGCATTGGTTGCCGTTATACGTTTTCAGAAAAACATGAAAGTGGCAATCTTTCATACCAGACACTCTCCCTTTCATCAACCCATAATAATCAAAGTTGCAAGCAGCATATATGCAACCGTTGTGCATTCTGGCGTCAGCAACAGTAATGATTCCTTCCACTATTTCAGATTCGCATAATAATTTCATGGTTCTCGATAAAAACCATGACGTTATATTATACTCTTTTATTGGTGCAACGGCAAGCCTACAAATCTCCCAGTGTCCTAAATTTTGATTTGCAATGAAACCAAAGTGGTTTGCCAGCGCTTGTCTCTCCCAGTTGTCATAAGCAGTATATTGAACAGCACCGACTAATTCATCAGCACGATATAACCCATAAAACTTATGACGGATTCCTAAAAGGAACTTACCGTATATGTCTGCGAGGTAGTGAAATTTTGCAATGAATTGCTGGGCGTCATTGAGTGAGATTTCACGGATAGTGAATTCTGATTTCATAATCCATATAGTTTTACCAGATCATCAAACCCGCCGATCTTTCTGCCCTCTTCGAATATTTGGGGGATGGGTTTTGCTGGTTCAAATTCTTCATCAATAAAGTCTAGGTCAATGTTTTCAATATCGACATAAGAATAATGTAGACCTTTTTCACGACAATACTCTTTTGCTTCTAGACAATATGTGCACCACTCTGCGCCATAAATGACTATCATGCTATCTCCATTGTTTGTGCTTCGATCATTAGTTCGTTGACTTGGTTTTTAATCCTGTCTTTATCTAGTGGAGTTTCAACCGCATCAATGTAACTACTTAGTAAAGTTTGCGTGTCTTCGATATCGACATCACTGTCTGCTACGTTTTCACCAATGAATTCATTTAGGTTTTCTGCGATCTTGAGATCATGGATATTCATTGTTTGAAGTCTGTCTAAGAATCGGTCGAAAATAAAATGATCAGATTTATTTACAACGATAATTTTTACAAACTTGTCTTGATATTTAGACACATCAACTTTCAGATAATCCTCTTTTTCGTCATCATAATAAATCTTTTCAAACAACGTGATAGGGTTATGAACAGCAGTCAGTTCGCGAGTCTCTGTATCGAGAACATGAAAGTATTTTTTATCCCCAGCATCATTCCAGAAAAATTCCATCTGTGAACCAAGATAATGGATATTGCTCTGTTGCGACTTTGTATGAAAGTGACCAGACAATACAAGTTCAAAGTTATTTAAAACGCCACGATCCATACCGTCATGGCAAGGCATGCCGCGATACATGTCAAATCCATTCAACTCAAAGTGTCCGCCGATTACATCAGCACCACAGTTTTCGAGAAACTCATATGTTTCTTTTTCTACGTCTGGTGCGATCCAAGGGATTAGAGCAACTTTTAAACTTTCGTATTCCATTACCTTCGGTCTCATGACGATATTAATTTCGTTCATATAATGACCGAGAAGTTCCTTCAATGAGTTAAGGTCGTTTGTGTTTTTATAGTAAGTGTCATGATTCCCTGGAATGATATCCATGTGGATACCGTACTCTCGGAGTTTCTCGAGGAAATGCATGCGGTTGGCGTTCAATGCCTTGAAGTTAATAAACTTGCGGTGCTCGTAGTAATCACCCAAGTGGACGATCTTTTTAATATCATTCTCAAGCAGGTATGGAAAGAATACCTCCGTATAAAACTTCTCCTGATAGTTTATAAAAATGTCAGAAGAGTTTCTTATGCCTGCGTGAGTGTCATTAAGTATAGCAATTTTCATTCTTCGTCGTCCAGAAAGAAATCCATAAGATCTGAATCAAGAGAGTCCTTTCTCTTTCGAATGATTGTTTTCTTCTTTGTTTCGGGGATTGGTTTTTCTTCTACCACTACCTTATCTTTAGAGTCGTCGATCTTTTTGCGCAGAGTATCGATGAACGATTGAATAGCACGTGCTGACTCTGGGTCTTCTTCTGGGTCGATCATAAACTGAGCAAGACCAGACTCATTGATAAACTTGAGTTTGATGTCTTGTTCTTTCTTTTCTTTCTGAATGCGTCTTAGGAAAGCATACCAAGAGATTTGGGTGAAGTATGCAAACGCATTAGGTTTGCCTGTTCGAGTTGCTGCTTCAAGATTGTAGTTTTTGATTGCTCGGAGACAGTTCTCAACTGCGTCCATGACCATTTCTTCACGGAACGTATATCGCACGAAGTTGGATTTGTGGGAGAGTCCCTCTGCGATCTTAAGAAAACACTCTGCAATATAGTTGGTAACTATAGGAATGGGTTTCCCTGCATCAGATGCTTTGTTCGCCCTTTCCACGTATTCGACAACCGCCGCAGAGAATTGAGCATTGTTTACATAATGCTCTGGACTTCGTTTAGACATAATAATACCTCAATAAAAATAACAATATACAATCTTACTCATTCTCAACAAAAAGTAAAGCTTTACTTTCCGAAAAAAATCATTATAATCAAGAACGCCTTCGCCGCTCAGTGAATACTCGGATCAGTGTCATCGAACATATTAATGACATTACCAGAAGTTTCTGTGGCAACTTTCTTCTTCTTTCGTGTTCTAACTTCTGCTTTAAATTCACCGTCAAAAAATTCTCTTACTTCTTCAACGGCGTTTAGATACCCTTCAATCATATGATCACTTGGTTCATAAAACGCAACAACACTTATTGCGCTCAGTACAATCTCTTTATCAATTTCATCCTGATAGTTCATCCAAGGACGAAAAACAAATGCTCTATTTGAATCTTCAAAATCAAAGGGAATTTCAACCATTTTTAATGGTGCCTTTACAATAAAATCGCCATCACCATATTCTTGAATTGACGCAATAATCTCATCACCATTTGAAATTTTAAACTGATGAATTGCTAGATCTTTCTTGCTCATAATTCCACCTTATGAATTTTGTATTCGAATTGCTCTTTGTTATAGATTTTAATCCGTTCAAACGAATGCAACAAGGTGAAGTTCTTTCGCGATTTCCAATGGAGGTCATCTGCGATGTCGAACAACTTTGTTGTTGTATTGTCGTCGCTCTTTCTTAACCCCCTCCCGATGGATTGCAATACTCTGATTTGTGATTTACTCGGTGAAGCAAAAATAATATTATGTAGATTACGAATATTTATACCTGTGCTAAACGTACCCATTGAGGCGACGATAATTGCACCACTTTTCCTTTCTACGATCCCTCGAATCGCTTCTCTATCTGCAGTATCAGTACCACCATGCACGTAGAACACGTTTTCGTTTTTCTCAGAGATCATATCATGTAAAACCTTTCCGTGTTTCTCCACATATTGAAACAACACTAGCGTGTTACCAGTTTGCGTTAAGGCAAGGTTTCGAATAAACTTATTTCTTGCCTCGTGCGAGACAATAAAATTCATTTCTTGTTGATAAGTTTTCTGACCAAAATCTTTTCGTACAACTTCTGGGTATTCAATCACAAGCATCTCAATAGACAAAGGAGCAAGCGTGTCTTTTTCCTGAAGAGTTTTGGTGGTTGTAACCTTATAGGTGGGTCCAAACAGACCCTCAAGTACGAGTTTGTGAGTTTGCGAACCATCAAGTGTGCCAGTAGTACCAAAACGATATTCTGCTTTGGTCATTTTATTCATAATGCTTGATAGTGATTTTGCTTTAAACAGGTGGCACTCGTCACCAAACGCACAACCAAACTGATGAAACCAATCAGCACGCATTTTGTGAATAGATTGCCACGTGGAAATTACTACTCGTTTGTCGGTGACTTTGTCTTTACCAGAGTAAATTATGTGACATTCTTTTTCAGAGTTAAATCCATAGTCAGCAAAATCTTTGTACATTTGCTCCACAAGACCAGTAGTCGGAACAATGATTAAAACTTTTTTGTCGTGGTTTTCGAGATACCATCTCATCAAGGAATAAATGATAAGAGACTTACCAGATCCAGTCGGAGAGAGCAACACTGTACGTTTGCTTTCAACACCCTTCACCAATGCTTCGTACTGATAGTCTCGAAGATCGAATGGTAAATTGAGAGAGTCTAGAAATTTCACCAGAGACTGGTGATCAACTTTGTTTGTTTTTCCTGGAACACCATATCGAGAAGGTTTGAGGTTTATACCGTACCCACGATCAGCAGCAAACTTTTTTATTTTGTGGTACAGTCCGACATTTATCTCACATGTCATATTATTATACAGTCGGATCTTTCCGTCCCATACACGATTCTTATAAGCAGGCATGAACTTATAACCAGGAACATAGAACGAAAAGTATTCTGACAATTCGTTTCTAATTCCAGGGTCACATAGAACTGCCATATTACTATGATCGGACATTTGTATAGTTAGTACGTTTGTCGTTTCCATATTCCGTCTGTCGTTAGTATGAAACACCCAAGATATTCTTTGGGTTTAGTGTGTTCTGTCCATTCGTCAGGTGCAATCATGCTCAAAAATTCTTCATCGTTTCCATACAAATAATACTCTCTACCAACAATTGGTGTGACACCAATATTTGCCATTTGTACTCTCATAGTATCTTGCATTATCTGCACGATCTCATCATACTCTTGTTTCAATTCTTCCACTCGAGAACTTATATATTGGTTCGACTTGAGGGGATTCTCTTGTTCTACAAGAGCAGGAAAAGAAGGAGTTGTGCCATAAGCAAGTAGAGACTTTTTAGGATCCTGCTTCAAACTGTCTCCATTTAATAATATTACCGATCGTTTGATGCCGCCAGCGCAGTGTCTCGACGATCTCTTTTAATGTATCGATCATCGTCTTATAATACTGCACCTTTTCTTCTGATCTTTGAATATCGATATCAGACTCGTAGTAGTAGTCCATATCTCCTTTCATTACTTTCAGACCATCAAAGGGGTCAGGACGCCATCCTTTTTCACTCAACGTGTCTTGATCCATCTTACCATTATAATATAACCACTTTTCTTTCAGCAAAATTTTCTGAGAGTTCTCAGCACGTTTCAGTTGCAATTTCGCAATGCTGAGAAGCGAAAGATATTTTGCGTGTAGACTTGGGGTTTGTTTTGATTCTTCGTCAAGTTTATTACTAATTTCACAATCTCGAGACCACATCTCGAGAATATCATCTAATGATGTCATATAATCACTCTATTTCAAAATAACTAAACCTAAAATTGACAGGGAATGTAATATACTCTACACCAGAGTTTGTTGCTTCGAAGTTAATATCGCCTACTGATACAGGGATAGCATCGACATAACGAATCTTCTTGTTAAGATTGTTATGACTAGTCAATGCAACCACTGTGATATCAGTGTAGGTTGCCAAAGCACCTTCTTTTTGCGATGCTTCGAATGCACTCTTTTGTTTGTTCTGTATCAGACGTACCATCCAGTTGTACATTTCAGTGTAAGAATTAAAGTCCTCGTCGAGTAGTATTGTAACTGAAAGTTCGGAAAAAGACAAGGTATCTCCAGGTTGCGGCAACGATTGTATTCTGCTAAATGGAACTTCAGCAGCACCTAGAGTTGCGCCTGGATGACTGACAGTCTGAGCAAAAAACTCGAGATTGGGGTAGTTCTTGCGATCGATGATCAGTTTGAAACCCGTTGGTTGAAACAAGTTGATATTGTCGGTAAGTTCTGCCATCTTCTAATCCAAAAGAAATGTTATACCACTATTTAGGAG